GGGCAAGCCGAGAGAAATATGCAAAGAATGGCTGAACCTGTGGGGAAGCGCCAGTTAGCCTATCCATCTGTTTCAGAACAATTAGACATGCTTTGGCATGACATGGACAATGGCATCATAAAAATAGATAAGCGACGAAAGAATACATGGTATCGTGCAATCAAAGAAGTAAAAGAATCTACTCCTATATCTGAAACTTGGAGAGAAGATGTTGAAGATGCAAGACTTAAAATTCTGAAAGTGAATCGTCAAATGGCAAATAACAACATACACGGATTATAAATATATAGGACTACACTCTTATTCTAAAGGATTCTTTTAATGGCAAGCAGGTATCAAAATATCACTGTTGACATTGGAGCCGATTATAATGCAAATGTTGTTGCGTATGCCAATGGTTCATCTACAACAGCTTTAAACCTAACCGCATATACATCCGGTGCTAATGGTCATGTCAAGACTAGTTATTATCATGGTGATTCCGCAGCGATATTTAATGTCTGGGTTCAGGATGCAACCGCAGGCATTGTCAATCTTCATTTAGATTCAGCAAATACCCTTACACTTTCACCGGGTAAGTATGTGTATGACGTTATGCTTCAAAATTCTGTTACGGATTATAAATTAAGAGTCGTAGAAGGAATTCTCACAGCCACAGCCGGGGTATCGAAATAATGGCAGTTCCTACAAGCAGAGAAACATTTAAAGACTACATCAAAAGACGGTTAGGTCATCCTGTCACAGAGATTAATGTGGATGAACTCCAGATGGAAGATCGAATTGATGATGCTCTTCGCTTTTGGCAAGAATATCATTTTGATGGAACCGAAAAACTTCTTGTCAGTCATGCTGTAACTTCGGCTGACATTACTGCAAAGTATTTGGATCTTGGTACAACTTTAAATGATTCAATTCTTGGTATCAGTAGAATGCTCTCATCCTCTGGTCAGACGACGAATATGTTTTCGGTTCGCTATCAAATGGCATTCAACGATATTGCGACATACAGTACCCGTGGAGTCAGGGAGATGTCGAACTATTGGATGAGATTATCTCATCTTAATATGGTTCAAGATTTGATTAGCGGCATGAGCAACCTCCGATTTAATCGTGTAACTAATAAAGTATACATTGACTGGGATTGGAGTGTGGATGTTTCAGTAGGCGATTATATTGTGCTGGAAACATACCAAAAAGTTGGAGATACCGCTGAGCTTTGGAATAACATGTTCCTAAAAAACTATGCCACTGCACTTGTCAAAGAACAGTGGGGTATGAACCTAAGCAAACTTGAAGGCGTTCAGCTTCCCGGCGGTGTCACGCTGAACGGTCGTGCCATTCTTGAGGATGCCCGAGCAGAGATTGCACAACTGAAGGAACAGATGTCCACATCGTTTGAGCTTCCTGTAGACTTCTTAGTGGGGTAAACTAAAATGCCCACAAATCATTACATCAACAATCATGGTAGTTCTCCAGAACAGAACCTGATACACGATCTTTTGATTGAGAGTATCAAGTTTTATGGTATGGATGTTCACTGGCTTCCTCGCATCTCATCTTCCAGTGCTGACCAAATATTAGGTGAGGATACACTTTCAAGTTTTAGTACGAATCACATGATCGAAATGTATATCAAGAACGTAGAAGGCTTTGAGGGTCAGGGAGATTTCTTATCCAAGTTTGGTCTTGATATTCGGGATCAAATAACATTCACTCTTGCCATTCGCAGATTTGAGCAATTAGAATCTGGTTACGAACGACCCCGAGAAGGCGATCTGATATATTTTCCAATGAATAAGAAGTTATTTGAAATTCAATTTGTTGAACATGAGAGTTTGTTTTATCCAACAGGTACACTCCCTGTCTATGATCTACGATGCGAACTCTTTGCCTACAGCCAGCAAGAAATTAATACGGGCATTCCAGAGATTGATCAGATTGCACAGACTTCTGGTGATCGCGGTCAGGCATTTGCAAACACATTCCTTGATGTTGCGCGGGATGATATAGACAACTTTGCAATAGAACAAAGCTCTGATTCAATTCTGGACTTTAGTGAAAACAATCCATTTGGGAGTTTCTAAATTATGTTAGCTGAAGTATTTTCACATGGACTGATTCGTGATTTTGTTGTTGCCTTTGGTACGTTATTCAATAACATCAAGATCAACCGTCGAGCATCTAGTGGTGAAGACTCAAACACCATTGCAATTCCGCTCGCCTATGCACCGCAGCAAAGATATATTGAACGAATTACTCAGGATCTTACATTAGATCGCCCAACGGCTATTTCTCTACCTCGCATGTCTTTTGAAATGGTTTCGATGAACTATGCGCCGGATCGCAAGTTGAATACCATGCAGAGATATTTTGGTAGGAGAAACGATACTTCAAATACACAGATTGCATCAACATATTCACCTGTCCCATATGATTTTAACTTTCAGTTGAGTGTATACATTTCAAATATTGAGGATGGCACACACATCATTGAGCAGATTCTTCCATACTTTACTCCAGAGTTTACTGTTAGTTTGAGGAGTGTTACTGAACTTGGATTGAATATGGATCTTCCCATGATTCTTAACTCAGTCAATATGGAAGATAGTTATGAGGGTGGATTTGATGAACGGCGAATTATAATTTGGACTTTGGACTTTACAATGAAGGGTCAGTTGTTTGGTCCGGTTACAAATTCTGGAATTATTAATAAAATCAAGGTTAACCTTAGACCATCAACAAACACTGCGGTTGCAAATAATTATGAACAAGTTTATATCACAGCCGGTCAATTTGCAAACGGATTGGCAACAAATGTTGCGGCGTTTAGTGTTGATCCTCTTTTGATTACTGCAAATAGTGACTATGGAATCTCAGAACAAATATTCAATATTCATGATATTGAATTTGCTGCCAACACGCATGAGTTTTGGCGATTTGATGAATCGACATTTACAGAACCAATTGCATTTGGACCAGCCGCAGGAAATACATCTCATGATGGTTGGGAAACCTATGAAGCGAGTCCTACTAGTGCAAACGGCGAGGTTAGTCTAGTTCACACAGGACCAGCATTGAGGCATATAATTAAGAAGACAGCAACACTTTCTGGAACAAGTTCATATTCTGAACATGCATACATTCAGAATTATGCAAATACAAATCATAAGTTTGAGCCTTTTTATGGTAAGAATTATCAAAACATAACCATGAAGTTTAAGATGGAAGACACCAATAAAACTGGTGGAAGCACTATGGTATGGCAAGGTATATTGAGATGGTTGACAACAGATAGCAATGAGAAGTATGCGTGGACAACCGGAAGCACTTCTCGATACAAGATAGTTGCAAATCCATACACCAGTACAAATTTTGATACTGTTTCCAGTGGATGGAAAACTGTTAGTTGGGATCTTGCGGGAAGAGATGATTGGGACAATAGGATTATTACGGCACTTAGGTTTGATTTGTTCCAAGCTACCGAAAACCAAGATGAAATGGAAATACATACGGACATTGATTATATTAGAATTCATGCAAATACGACAGGATAAATTATGAGTGATGATGAAAAACAGTTGGAGTTGATACCGCCAGAGGAAATTACTGTGGTGGAACGACATGAACACCAAGATGAAGATTATGAGTATGTTCGCAATAACCTTCAAGATATTATTGAAACGGGCAGCACGGCATTGCAGGGGATTGTTGAACTAGCAGAGAGTTCCGATCATCCACGGGCATATGAAGTGGTGGGTCAGATCATGCGCCAGCTTGCCGAGACAAACAAGGATCTTATTGATCTCCAGAAAGACATGAAGAAGATCAAGGACGAGGAGTCTGTCAAGAAGGTGACACAGAATGCCATCTTCATGGGTTCCACTGCCGAACTTCAGAAATTCCTTCGTGGTCAGGGTCATGTTAGTCAGAAACTCAAGGATGTAACAAAACAGAGTGATGAGTGAAGAAGTAGCTACAGCATATCTTGGCAACCCACAGCTAAAACCTGCGGGCACACCACACAACTTTACCGAAGAGCAGCTTGACGAATATCTCAAGTGTGCCGATGACCCTGAGTATTTTATTGAAAATTATATTAAGGTTGTCCATGTTGACCTTGGTGTGGTTCCTTTCCACCTCTACGATTTCCAGAAGACGATGGTGAATACCATCCACAAGAATCGCTTCTCTATCTTCTGCACACCCCGACAGGTTGGCAAGTCCACCACTGTTATTTCATACTTCTTGTGGTATGTTCTATTTAACGAAGATGTGAATATTGCCGTCCTTGCAAATAAAGGTTCACTTGCCCGTGACATTTTGAGTCGTCTACAACTAGCATACGAGAATCTCCCTAAGTTTTTGCAACAAGGTGTGCTGATCT